CGTCGCTAGCCCCCCCCTTTACAATAAAGGGGAGTAGAGAGGACTCTTTCGAGTAAAACCCCCCCTCTCTAGTTAGGTGCACCTCTAGTAGCCAAGAGGCGCTAAGTGCTATGGCTTTTAACCTTCGACATCGGAGAACATCCTGATGTCTAGCCATATAATTGGGTTTATGGTGGACAACACGAGAGGATTTATTTCCCCTCTCGTGAGGTGTAGGGTCCGAACGTTTGTAGCCAACTCGTAGACCTTGACAAACCACCTACCCCGCAGGGCTTCCCTAGTATACCTTGGCAGCTCGGGCTCCTAAAGTTTATCTTTTCTCTTTAGGCGCCAGAGGGCCGTGTATAGACAGCAGGATAAACGGTGAACCAGTGATACTGGCACAGAGCGTCGAGCGTAAGCTCGCTGCTATCATCGGACACCTAAGCTGTTACAGCACCAGGGAGGTTACCCATTTTGGTGGTTCTCACCCAACGCACTCGTTCCCAGTAGCCAGCATAGGAACGTTGCTAAGGTGGTGGGTCATGGCCGCGTGCAGCGACTACCCACAGGTCGGTGTAATCAGAATCGGAGGACCCTTCTGCGGTGGGGAGAGAAGCAGCCCCAATAGCAGAAGGTCTAGACCACTCCTCATATGCAGGGATAAACCTGCCAGCAACCCACGCGCGAAACCGTGCGCGATTGGTATTGCGAAGGAGTTGGGTCATACCTCTGATCTCGAACGCTGCCATGAGCGCTCTCGACGATCTGAAAGCAAGAGGTGCGACCTGAAACAGGGTCGGACCAACGGCTCGAAGCTCGCCGATGGCCGAACACAAGGCACGGACAACCGGATGAAAATCACCTACATCACCAGAATGCCACTGAGCGAATAGTGGGTAAGGATCTCGTGAGAAAGGTAACCGAACCTCATTGGTATGCCCAGAAGGAGCCCCGTGCATCTTAAGCACGGCGCGAACCTCCTTGGCGAAGGGTTCCGGAAAAGCATCGCAAAGGCCGACGATGCTATCCAGAATTACCTCCGTCATTTCATCAGATACGGCACGAGCAATAGCCGGCTGTTGAAAGGGTTCCAATGGGACAAGGCCAGAGCCTGGACCACCGAGAAGACCTCTACGATCGCGGTAGAACGGTAAAGAGAGCGTTCGTTTTACTCTCGCTACCATCTTCCGCCCAGATCTACCAACTGAGCCAAATACTTGACTCAGTATGTAGTCGCAAGACGGGGGTCTCCGGCATCCAAAGTTAACCCAGTCTAAGAACTCGTTCGAGAGCTCAATAGACAGTAAAGGGTCAAAGATCCTTGCTGCTCTGAGCCGTGGAACTTGAGGGCCAGTGATCACACTTCCCCGAACTATCAGGGTCTTGGCGAATTCGATTACGCCAGGACCGTGTGTCCAGAGACAAGTAGATTTCTCTACTGTGGGCTTAAGACCCAAGCGGTCACAAAGCTTCACGTACTCTTTGGCAACCTTAGTATCGGCGATAAAGTTGTCGTCACCACGGATCCGATATCGAGTATAAGGCTTCTCGAAAGTCGGATACCCTGCCCAAAGGGCAGCTGCTTGCACTACCACATGGTGTAGTAGACTAGCGAAGGGCCACAGGGCATACAAGCCCATAGGGGCCCCGCACGCATATGGACGGACTCCTACAGTGCCGCCAAAATCCACGGGTACACGCATCAAAGTGTACCAATGGTTAGCGACATCACTCCCAAATAACTTCTCCAACAGCTCGCGGAGAAGGAAGAGAGGGACGCGGTCTGTAAAGTCTGGAAGGTCGAACGAGCCACCGCCACAACCTCGTTTGGTCGTGGTTCGGATAAACTCGAGACCACCTTTCTCGTCAAACGCGCAATCCATAGGTATACGGCGGAGCATCTCCATCCCTAGGTCATGGAGTGGCCTCAACGCACACTGTATGTGATAGTTTACTGGCGTTACACCTCGGGTCTTCCCTCCTCCTTCGGAGATGAAGACAAACCGAGCTAGAATAGGACGCACCTTAGAAGACGGTACAATCCTCCTAGCCATAAGGAGGCGCAACCACTCTTCGTGTCCGTCTTTCAACCCGTCATCGTGGATCAAGGCCGATTGCAGGCCAAGAACCGCGTTTAAGATTGGTTTATTGACATTCTGGAATAACGCCCAAGCATCCATACAGGCGTTAAAGGCAGAAACAGGCCCTAAAGGACCAGCTGTACCTATCCAAGTGTCCTTGGCGAATACTCTGCCAGGGCGAACTCGGAGTCGGTATAGTCCATATCGGTGAACGAGTGCTCTCAAACAAGCACTCATTTCTACCAAAGGTCCGCTAGTAGAGGGTAGTAACCTCGAATCTAGGGAACCCTTCACAGGAGTATGAACTACCTTATAACCAGAAAGGATCATCAGCGCGAACCTGCGCTTCCAGATCTTACCGGAAGATAGGTAACGAGTAACTCTCCAGAGACGGCGAGGTAAGCCGTTTCGAGAGGTAACCTGCCAGGTCACGTACGTGACGTGACGGGACAGGTTAGAAGGATGGGACGCGACTAGTTTCGCACGAGTAAATACTTGCTTGGCTAGTTTGCAAGCTTGTAAAGACCCTTTGGTGGAGATTAGAGAGTTAAGCCAACGCTCATAATCTCTTACTGCCAGTTGCAGTGCATGATACCGTTTATGAGCAGCAATACGCAGACGTTTGCGGCTCTTAAACGGGACATTAGCGACTAGTCCTACGCTGACCACTTTTAAGTAGCCAGCAACGAACCTTAGTAGTCGCAAGACATTAGGGTTCATGTTGGTTATTGAAAGCGGTCTACACCTACGAAGCAGGTGAGTCCCCTCACCTCCCTCCCTACGGGAAAGAGGATCGGCAACATTTTCGATCGCTGAGGGGGAGGCAGATGCCTCCTCTGCCCTCAGGTGACGAACTCTCTTAGCCTGACAGTACTGCGAAGCAGTCTGATTAACGGCGGCTAACCGGAAGGCAAGATCCAGCGCGAAGCGCTGGTCACCCCCCC